ATGAAGTTATGGCCTGTGTTGACTGGCATTGCACTCTCTTTCACTCTTATAGCATGTAAGGCCCCGACACCACCTAAAGGTGTGCAGCCGATTACAAATTTTGACGCCAACCGCTACCTCGGAAAATGGTATGAAATAGCTCGCCTCGAGAACCGGTTCGAACGTGGTCTGGAACAGGTCAGCGCTACTTATGGAAAACGGAACGACGGAGGGATTCGTGTACTTAACCGTGGATACGATCCAACGAAAAATAAATGGAGCGAGAGCGAAGGTAAAGCATACTTTACTGGAGATACTAAAACTGCAGCGTTGAAGGTTTCGTTTTTTGGCCCCTTCTATGGTGGCTATAATGTAATCAAACTGGATGATGAGTATAAGTATGCTCTTGTCAGTGGTCCGAACAGAGAATACCTATGGATTCTGGCAAGGACCCCAACTATTCCAGATAAAGTAAAAGCAGACTATGTGCGAACCGCTCAAAAGTTGGGATTCAATGTCAATGAATTATTATGGGTTAAACAATAAAATCCCTACCCGAAATAATACTTATTAGAAAAAAACCAGCCTTTGGGGAGGCTGGCTAAATCAGGAAACAAGCTGTTATATGATAATAACTACGTTGCGATTCCAACATTTAAAATGTTAGACTAATGAGAATCAGACAGCAACTTTTCCTTTAATTATTTTGAACAATCAGCATCCATCTCCAATCGGAGATCCAACACCATCAGCATACCCTCCACTACGCCCTCAGCTTTCTGGAGCATCCTGCCAACCCAACAATCAGATCGCCCATGCTTACGTGCAAGCGCCATAAAAGTCATGCCGCCGACATAATAGTCCACCAATAAATCATGCAAATCGCTGTTGTTCTTTTTCAGACGGGCCATGCACCCGCAAATGATCATCGCGTCATCGTCACAACATTGCGGGCGAGATTTTACTTTTGAAGGAATTAATCCCTTAAAACCGGCGGCAATGGACGACCAGGTCACATCTTCATGATTATTAGCCGCCCACGCTCCCCAACGCTCAAGAACCATCTGAATATCACGCATCAACTTACTCCACAAAAATCAGACCAGAACGCCAATTACAAGCAAAAATCAATAAAACAGTATTAGTTGATTGTTATCTCTGACTTCATACTCCTGCTCCTGTCAGGGTTTTGGCGTAATTCCTCAGTATTCGGTAATCGGTCAAAACAGAACTGGGGAAACGATATAAGCGCAGGCGCATCCAGCGGTGGCGAAGAAGTTCTGCCATATTAAACTCAAACATCATTCATTCCCCATTTCGGTGATGGTCAGTTCCAGCCTCCCACCTTTGGTAACAGGCATCTTCACAACGCGGTAATCAACGACCTGAGCATCATCCAGCCAGAAACCTGCTTTAGTGAGTGCGTCAAAAGCGGCTTTTTGTAGATTATCCAGGTCACGGCGACGGCGATCCGGCATGTGGCACTCAATGCGGATTTTCACAGGCATAGCCAGGCCGATATCCAGCATTGCGTTTTTAATGATTCTGGCGACGTTATCGCGGTATGCCTGCCCCTCTGCGCTGACGTGCGTGCGCCCGCGATTATGGCGGTAATAGCGATTATTGCTCGGAGGCCAGGGTAATGTGATGCTGTAGGTATTCACGCCTTAATAACCCCCTCTTTCAGCCAGATAACCTGTGTTCTCGCCATACCTTCCAGCGCGCATTCTTTTGCATATGCAGCATCGACTTGCTTGGCATGCCCTTTACCGGCAATCTTCTGTATGCGCTAAACCTAGATAGAATCCACTCTGTGCACATTGAAGCCCGCTCTATGCTTCCTTTCAGGTATTGAAGGGATTGAGATGGGCTAAGCATTATTGGCCTCCTGCATCAGGAGAAAGACAATCATGGCGGCGCGGAGAGGTCTGGTATCAAATATTGGGCTTACGCCTTTTGCATCCACACACCATTCAGTTAACTGGTCTAAGATAGAAATCCTGTATTTCTCAATAATCGGCCATGAAGCGCTCGGATCATTGCAGTAGTCAGGCAAATGATTTAATGGCTCAAAAGTTGTATCAGCATTTCCGTAATACCATTTGTTGGTGTTATTCCCTGATGTTTCCGGTTTACTTGCCCAAAGGCCTTTAAAAATTATGTCTCCTACCATTCTGTTAATTTCAAAATCACTTAACTGTGAATAATCCATTGTCATTTCCTCGCACGATATCTTAGCCACCGGATATCCCACAGGTGAGCTGTGTAATTGAAGGTTTTTACGTCAGATTCTTTTGGGATTGGCTTGCGTTTATTTCTGGAGCGTTTCGTTGGAAGGTATTTGCAGTTTTCGCAGATGATGTCGGTGAAACTTCGTCGCTGTCGCCTCATGCCGCCCTCCTGACGCTCTGCCCGATCGCCATCAATGCCGCTTTGGATACGGTAGTAAACATCCGTCGAGGACTGATGAACGGTCGCCAAATCAGCAGCATGGAGCCTTTGCTGTTTCCCTTCTTCTCCAGCCCTGTCGATGGTTCGATAAAATTAATCCGTCCATCAGTGATAATGCGAACTTCGTCGACACTCTCCAGAGCCTTGCTGAACCATCCGACTGACATATCCTCTGGCACAAGCATAACTACCGTCTGTCGCTGTTGTATGCACTGCTCAGCGGCTTTTTCCACCCACGGCCTGATATTGCTGTACGGTGGGTTATTCCAGATTGCACCGTGGCTTATCCACTCAGAATTTAGCGCGTCGTCGGCCTCAGTTAACCAGTGAGCGCACAGAGCATTTTTGTCGCTCGCTGCCGAATCCAGCCAGAATCCAAACTCAATATCCAGTGCATCAAAAAGCCAAAGCGGCGTTTGCCAGCAGTCCTTGTCGTGTGCTGGCGTATTTGATTTGATAGTCATGCAGCCCGATCTCCCCATCGCGCTTTCCATTCGAGAGCCAGTCGCGCTTCGTCTGACCACTTAACGCCACGCTCTGTACCGAATGCCTGTATAAGCTCTAATAGCTCCGCAAATTCGTTTACACGCATCCTGCTGGTTGACTGGCCTATTACCACAAAGCCATTCCCGGCAAGGTTAGGAACAACATCCTGCTGCTTTAATGCTGCGGTAAACACACACTTCCAGCTTTCTGCATCCAGCCAGCGACCATGCCATTCAACCTGACGAGAGACGTCACCAAGGCAAGCCCAAAGCTTTCGATTCTGGTCTAAGCTGCGGTTGCGTTCCTGAATGGTTACTACGATTGGTTTGGTTGGGTCTGGAAGGATTTGCTGTACTGCGTGAATAGCGTTTTGCTGATGTGCTGGAGATCGAATTTCAAAGGTTAGTTTTTTCATGACTTCCCTCTCCCCCAAATAAAAAGGCCTGCGATTACCAGCAGGCCTGTTATTAGCTCAGTAATGTAGATGGTCATCTTTTAACTCCATATACCGCCAATACCCGTTTCATCGCGGCACTCTGGCGACACTCCTTAAAAATCAGGTTCGTGCTCATCTTTCCTTCCCGTTCTTCCTTGGTAGCAAACCGGTAATACACCGTTCGCCAGACCTTACCTTCGATAACCAGAAGATCTGCCCGTGCCATTTTAGCCGCGGCCTGATTTATGCTGGTTACTGTTGCGCCTGTTGCCGCAGCTACATCCGGCGCGCAGAAAGTCCGGTGCGTTTTCAGGTAGTGAAGAATTGCCTCTTTGCCTGTCATACACTGGCTCCTTTCAGTCCGAACTTAGCTTTGATTTCTGCGATCTTCGCCAGAGCCTGTGCACGATTTAGAGGTCTATCGCCCATGACAGGAAGTTGTTTTACTGGTTCAGGTATAGCCTCACCACGGTTAATTCGCGCGGTCATACAGGCCAGTTCATCGGCAGCCTTGCGCCGTAATTCCGCGTCAGTCAACGCATTGGCCCGCATGTTCTGATACAGGTTGGTAACCAGCCAGTAGTGCGCGTTTGATTTCCACGGATAAGACTCCGCATCCGGATACAGGCCTCGCTTCCGGCAATACTCGTAAACCATATCAACCAGCTCGCTGACGTTTGGCAGTCCGGCGATAACGGATGCTTCTTCCCGGCACCATGCAACAAACTGCCCGGGTGATGGCAGAAATGGTCGATTCTGCCGACGGGCTACGCGCATTCCTGCGTTAACCTGTTCCATTGTGGTGATCCCGTTTTCCCGGAAAGCCAGAACCCACTGGCGGCGGATTTCGTTCAGTTCGTTCTGGTCACGGTTAGCCAGACTCGCCGGGAAAGTTGCCAGTAACTGGCTGAACACACCGTTGATGATCTGCGCTACCTGCTGTACCTGTGGCTTTTCGTCGTACTGTTCCGGCATGTTGTTGGCGATCCGACGCATCTGCTCACGGTCAAAGTTAACCATCTGTGCGGCGATGTTTTTCATAGATCCACCCCGTAAATCCAGTCAGTGTTTGTCAGGTCGAGTTTTGGTTTTCCGGCTGTCACGCCAGCCTGTTGCTTGTTACGGTTGATTTCGAGCTGGGTCCACTTGTCGCGGAGTTTGGCCGGACTCAGCACGTTACCGGACCAGAAGTTGTCCTGGCAGGCCCAGCGGAAAAGCACACACATATCGCGGTGGTTACGTCCGTCACGTTCACGCATCAGGCGGATATCGTTAGCCCACCCAGCAAAATTCGGTTTTCTGGCTGATGGCGCGATGGTCTTCACCATGTCAAACATCCACTCTGCGGCGGTCAGGTCTTCTGCTGTTCCCCACTTACTGCCGCTCTGAATTGCAGCATCCGGTTTAACCACAGAAAGATCGTTTTCTGGCTGGTCAGAGGATTCGCCAGAATTCTCGGACGAATAATCTTTTCTTTTTTCTTTTGTAATAGTGTCTTTTGTGTCCCCCTGTTTTGAGGGATAGCAATCCCCCAATTTGAGGGATGTTTTATCCCTCGTTTTAGGGGATTTTCCCTCGTTTTGAGGGATACACCATTCTGAGATGTTTTTATTTGGTCCAAACATGCCGCCTTGCTGCTTGATAATATTCATTCTGACGAGTTCTAACTTGGCTTCATTGCACCGTTTGACAGGTAACTTTGTAATCTCGCTAAGTTGAGAATCGGTGATTCTGTCCATTGGTTTATTCCACCCATAGGTTTTACGCAGAATGGCAAGCAGCACTTTAAACTGTCGCTTGGTCAGATCTGCGCCTGAATAAGCCTCAAGCAGCATATTTGATAGTCTGGCGTAACCATCATCGAGATCTGCCACATTACGCTCCTGTCCGGTAAAGTTACCTCTGCCGAAGTTGAGTATTTTTGCTGTATTTGTCATAATGACTCCTGTGGATTGATCCAGTCTTTCTACATCAGGCCTCAAAACTGTTGCAGCAGTCTTGAGGCTTTTCTTTTGTCAGCACCATGGCTACTTTCTTTGCTAGCTTTGCTAATTCCTCGTCTTCAACACCCCACTCCAGCACAGCCAGAAGCATGGCCATCTTTGGGATAAAGCTGTCTTTCCATCGCGAAATTTGCGATTCATTAATCCCTAATGCATCAGCAACCTTTCGCTGACCACGTACAGCAATTCGATTCAGGATGTTGCTTGTGATTGCATTCGCTTTCTTGCGAGTACTTGTAAGTTGCATATGTAAGTATTTCCTTAACAAATAAGAAGTTATACGCACCAACTGATGCGCGTTGTATTCCCGCATTTCGGCGGGAATAAGGACCATGACTGTTAAAGAGCAATTTGCTTATGCCGCTTTGCGATAAGCACTTTCTTGATACTTCAGGGCGCCAGCTGTAACGACTTCCAGTCGATAGGCGTCTTTCTCTGGGATGACTTCCTTCCACTGAGAGACTGCTGCATCGCTAATGCCTAACGCTTTAGCTACCGCACGCTGGGTTCCGAAGTGGTCGATAACATCTTTCTTGTACATAGACTCGCTCCGAAATTAAAGAACACTTAAATTATCTATCAAAGGAATCTTAAGTCAAGTTTATTTAAGATGTCTTAACTATGAATACACAACTGATGGGTGAGCGTATTCGCGCTCGCAGAAAAGAACTTAAGATTAGGCAGGCTGCCCTTGGCAAGATGGTTGGCGTGTCTAATGTTGCTATTTCCCAATGGGAGCGTTCTGAAACTGAGCCCAATGGCGAAAACCTATTGGCTTTAGCCAAGGCTTTACAGTGCTCCCCTGATTACTTGTTGAAAGGAGAAGATAGTCTTTCAAACATTGCCTATCACAGCAGGCATGATCCAAGAGGTTCGTATCCTCTAATTAGTTGGGTAAGCGCAGGATGTTGGATGGAAGCTGTAGAGCCATATCATAAGCGTGCAATAGATAACTGGTACGATACAACCGTAGATTGTTCAGAAGATTCGTTTTGGCTGGACGTAAAGGGTGATTCGATGACGGCTCCAGCCGGTCTTAGCATCCCGGAAGGGATGATAATACTAGTCGATCCTGAAGTAGAACCTCGTAATGGGAAGCTGGTAGTGGCAAAGCTCGAAGGAGAAAACGAGGCAACTTTCAAGAAGTTAGTTATTGATGCTGGCAGAAGGTTTCTAAAACCACTTAACCCACAATATCCGATGATTGAGATCAACGGGAACTGCAAAATCATCGGTGTAGTTGTCGATGCAAAAATAGCAAACCTTCCATAAGGGGCATTCGCCCCTTTTTTTCTTTCCTTTAAAAATCAAAGCAAAACTTAAGCTTCGCAACAAAATTTAAGTTTTCTTCAAAAACACTCTTGACCAATAGTTAAAGAAATCTTAAATTTAAGTCATCGGCAGGACGCTGGTAGCCAAACGGAACAGATTGGCAGGCTCTTTAACATTGATGGGATTGTCCCGCCGAAATGCGGGAACCAAAGAGTAGTTGGCTTTGGGGTGACGTGAAGTGCAGCTGCACGACGGCAACCGGAAGATAAGCACCCGGCGCGTCACCGCCAAAGTCAATCATCGGAGGTCAACATGGCAGTAGTCATTACATATCTGGCTGACGATAACGCCAGAAATCGCCGCAGAGCACGCAGACAGGCTCAACGTGAGCAGGCAATGCAAGAACAGCGACTGGCGCGAAAAATTGCGCTAAAGCTCTCTGGTTGCGTCAGAGCAGACAAAGCAGCATCACTCGGAAGCCTTCGCTGCAAGAAGGCAGATGAATGCAGTGGAAGTATTTGCCTGCCAAACGTAGCCATTTACGCGGCAGGCTACCGGAAATCAAAACAACTGACGGCGAGATGATAAATTCATTTGCTAATTACTTGTTTTTGCCATGCTTATCCTGAGCGATAAGTTCATCCATAAGGCTGTCTGCCTTCCCGGAAAACCTAATGTAGCACTCATGTCTATAGCTTTCAGGGATAACGAAACGGTCGGTATCAGGATATCCAACAGCAGGAGGCCTTCGAACGAGGAGTCCTTTTTTGAGCAATGAAATTGATTCATGAGCTCCCTTTTCCGTTTGTAGCTGGTTATTAGCGGCTACAGCGAATGCCAAATACGCTCTTTCTCCAAGAGTTAATGAATCAAACAAATCTTGCACATATTTTTCTTCTTTAGATTTGCGCTTCTGAGCAGCGGATACCTCAATTCTTTCAGTCACAGCGTGATAAGCGGAATTAACAACGCCGTTAAGCACATAGCTAACGCAAAACAACAGGATGTAATACATCCAGTAATGAGGAAGGATTTCTGGATTATGCAGGTTTATCCATTCTTTTACGCTTACCGGCATAACAATAATCAATATGATCAGGATGATTAGCATATGAATCAACTGTTTAAGTGTCATTCCTTGCAGGAAAAAATGCATTAGTTCCTGCCACCATGAGTTGTTCATCGGCGTTTCTCTTTTGCTCTCTGTAGGGGTGAATAGAGTTTATCCGATTTCTCGCTGTAGGGGTACATGAGAACCACCGAGCCTGATGTGGTTAAAAGACAGGCACAATCTTTACTACCGCAATCCACTATATAAGGTGATATATGGAAGAAGAATTTGAAGAGTTCGAAGAGCATCCTCAGGATGTGATGGAACAATACCAGGACTATCCGTATGACTACGACTATTGATACAAATCAATGGTGTGGACAATTCAAACGATGCAATGGATGCAAGCTGCAATCGGAATGCATGGTTAAGCCTGAAGAAATGTTTCCTGTAATGGAAGATGGGAAATATGTCGATAAATGGGCAATACGAACGACGGCAATGATTGCCAGAGAACTTGACAAACAGAACAACAAGGCTGCCTGATGGTAGCCTTTATCTTTGGCATAAACAACAGAATAAACACTGCACTGTGTATTCATTCCAACGAGTGAATACACGGAGCAATGTCGCTCGTAACTAAACAGGAGCCGACTTGTTCTGATTATTGGAAATCTTCTTTGCCCTCTAATGTGAGGGCGATTTTTTATCTGTGAGGATATGAACAGATGTCAAACATCAAAAAATACATCATTGATTACGACTGGAAAGCATCAATAGAAATTGAAATCGACCATGACGTAATGACAGAGGAAAAACTTCACCAGATTAATAATTTCTGGTCAGACTCTGAATACCGACTCAATAAACACGGCTCTGTATTAAATGCTGTATTAACCATGCTGGCGCAACATGCTCTGCTTATAGCAATTTCAAGCGACTTAAATGCATATGGTGTTATGTGTGAGTTCGACTGGAATGATGGAAATGGTCAGGAAGGATGGCCTCCAATGGATGGTAGCGAAGGAATAAGAATTACCGATATCGATACATCAGGAATATTTGATTCAGATGATATGACTATCAAAGCCGCCTGAGCGCGGCGTTACCGCATACCAATAACGCTTCACTCGAGGCGTTTTTCGTTATGTATAAATAAGGAGCACACCATGCAATATGCCATTGCAGGGTGGCCTGTTGCTGGCTGCCCTTCCGAATCTTTACTTGAACGAATCACCCGTAAATTACGTGACGGATGGAAACGCCTTATCGACATACTTAATCAGCCAGGAGTCCCAAAAAATGGATCAAACACTTATGGCTATCCAGACTAAATTCACTATCGCCACTTTTATTGGCGATGAAAAGATGTTTCGTGAGGCCGTCGACGCTTATAAAAAATGGATATTAATACTGAAACTGAGATCAAGCAAAAGCATTCACTACCCCCCTTCCCTGTTTTCCTAATCAGCCCGGCATTTCGCGGACGATATTTTCACAGCTATTTCAGGAGTTCAGCCATGAACGCTTATTACATTCAGGATCGTCTTGAGGCTCAGAGCTGGGCGCGTCACTACCAGCAGATCGCCCGTGAAGAGAAAGAGGCAGAACTGGCAGACGACATGGAAAAAGGCCTGCCCCAGCACCTGTTTGAATCGCTATGCATCGATCATTTGCAACGCCACGGGGCCAGCAAAAAAGCCATTACCCGTGCGTTTGATGACGATGTTGAGTTTCAGGAACGCATGGCAGAACACATCCGGTACATGGTTGAAACTATTGCCCGCCACCAGGTTGATATTGATTCAGAGGTATAAAACGGATGAGTACAGCACTCGCAACGCTGGCAGGGAAGCTGGCTGAACGTGTCGGCATGGATTCTGTCGACCCACAGGAACTGATCACCACTCTTCGCCAGACGGCATTTAAAGGTGATGCCAGCGATGCGCAGTTCATCGCATTGTTGATCGTTGCCAACCAGTACGGCCTTAATCCGTGGACGAAAGAAATTTACGCCTTTCCTGATAAGCAGAATGGCATCGTTCCGGTGGTGGGCGTTGATGGCTGGTCCCGCATCATCAATGAAAACCAGCAGTTTGATGGCATGGACTTTGAGCAGGACAATGAATCCTGTACATGCCGGATTTACCGCAAGGACCGTAATCATCCGATCTGCGTTACCGAGTGGATGGATGAATGCCGCCGCGAACCATTCAAAACCCGCGAAGGCAGAGAAATTACGGGGCCGTGGCAGTCGCATCCCAAACGGATGTTACGGCATAAAGCCATGATTCAGTGTGCCCGTCTGGCCTTCGGATTTGCGGGTATCTATGACAAGGATGAAGCCGAGCGCATTGTCGAAAATACCGCATACACTGCAGAACGTCAGCCGGAACGCGACATCACTCCGGTTAACGATGAAACCATGCAGGAGATTAACACTCTGCTGATTGCCCTGGACAAAACATGGGATGACGACTTATTGCCGCTCTGTTCCCAGATATTTCGCCGCGACATTCGCGCATCGTCGGAACTGACACAGGCCGAAGCAGTGAAAGCTCTTGGATTCCTGAAACAGAAAGCCTCTGAACAGAAGGTGGCTGCATGACACCGGACATTATCCTGCAGCGTACCGGGATCGACGTGAGAGCTGTCGAACAGGGGGATCATGCGTGGCACAAATTACGGCTCGGCGTCATCACCGCTTCAGAAGTTCACAATGTGATAGCAAAACCCCGCTCCGGAAAGAAATGGCCTGACATGAAAATGTCCTACTTCCACACCCTGCTTGCCGAGGTTTGCACCGGTGTGGCTCCGGAAGTTAACGCTAAGGCGCTGGCCTGGGGAAAACAGTACGAGAACGACGCCAGAGCCCTCTTTGAGTTCACTTCCGGCGTGAATGTTACTGAATCCCCGATCATCTATCGCGACGAAAGTATGCGCACCGCCTGCTCTCCCGATGGTTTATGCAGTGACGGCAATGGCCTTGAGCTGAAATGCCCGTTTACCTCCCGGGATTTCATGAAGTTCCGGCTCGGTGGTTTCGAGGCCATAAAGTCGGCTTACATGGCCCAGGTGCAATACAGCATGTGGGTGACGCGAAAAGATGCCTGGTACTTTGCCAACTATGACCCGCGTATGAAGCGTGAAGGCCTGCATTATGTCGTGATTGAGCGGGATGAAAAGTACATGGCGAGTTTTGACGAGATGGTGCCGGAGTTCATCGAAAAAATGGACGAGGCACTGGCTGAAATTGGTTTTGTATTTGGGGAGCAATGGCGATGACGCATCCTCACGATAATATCCGGGTAGGCGCAATCACTTTCGTCTACTCCGTTACAAAGCGAGGCTGGGTATTTCCCGGCCTTTCTGTTATCCGAAATCCCCTGAAAGCACAGCGGCTGGCTGAGGAGATAAATAATAAACGGGGGGGGCTGTATGCACAAAGCATCTCCCGTTGAGTTAAGAACGAGTATCGAGATGGCACATAGCCTCGCTCAAATTGGAGTCAGGTTTGTGCCAATACCAGTAGAAACAGACGAAGAATTTCATACGTTAGCCGCATCCCTTTCACAAAAGCTGGAAATGATGGTGGCGAAAGCAGAAGCAGATGAGAGAGACCAGGTATGACAACCACTGAATGCATTTTTCTGGCAGCGGGCTTCATATTCTGTGTGCTTATGCTTGCCGACATGGGACTTGTTCAATGACACCTCAGCAGGAAAACGCCCTTCGCAGCATTGCCCGTCAGGCTAATTCTGAAATCAAAAAAACCAGACAGCAGTTTCCGGATAAAAACGTCGATGACATTTGCCGTAGCGTACTGAAGAAGCACCGCGAAACGGTAACGCTGATGGGATTCACACCGACTCATTTAAGCCTGGCAATCGGCATGTTAAACGGCGTCTTTAAGGAACGATGAACATGAAAAGCAAAATTATCAGGGAGCTACAGGCTCCTTTTTTATTGCTCGCATTTACCCCCAAGCGTATTAACCAACAATTCAGGGATTAATGGAAGATGGCAGACATCATTGATTCAGCATCAGAAATTGAAGAATTACAGCGCAACACAGCAATAAAAATGCGCCGCCTGAACCACCAGGCTGTATCTGCCACTCATTGTTGTGAGTGTGGCGATCCCATAGATGAGCGAAGACGCCTGGCCGTTCAGGGTTGTCGGACTTGTGCAAGTTGCCAGGATGATCTGGAGCTTATCAGTAAACAGAGAGATTCGAAGTGAGCGTAATTCACTCTCAGGCACTGCGTGAAGCGGCAGAGCAGGCAATGCATGACAACTGGGGATTTGACGCGGACCTTTTCCATGAGCTGGTAACACCATCGATTGTGCTGACACTGCTGGATGAACGGGAAAGAAACCAGCAATACATCAAACGCCGCGACCAGGAGAACGAGGATATTGCGCTAACGGTGGGGAAACTGCGTGTTGAGCTGGAGACAGCAAAAATCAAAACTCAACGAGCAGCGTGAGTAGAAGGTGTTATCTCGGATGGAAGTAAGCGTATTGCTGAACTGGAGGCCTGGGTTGAATACACAAGAGCTGCATACGTAAGAGCAAAAGACAAGGGAGATTTGATCAGAGTTATTACCAGCCAACCAACGGGATTTTACGCTTACGTACCATGTAATTAGGAATCCTTGAAGTGGCAGCCTAACTGCGGATACACTGAAATGGCGATTTGGTAACATGTTTCGCACAAGGCTGTTACTACGCTTAGAGATAATCAGCCATGATTAAACGCTTTGTAAAAAGTAAAAGGAAATTACAATGAAAAAATCAATACTAATTTTAGGGCTTACGTTAATTGTCTCATCTCAAATACCATCGGCAATGGCAAAAAATGAATCAAAACTATGGGTTGTTGTTGATCGAACGGAAAGACATACCTGCCCTTCAAGTAAATGTGGAGTGGCTGGGAAACTATTTTTTAGGGAAGGCGTAGATTTTCTAGAAAAAAAAGGTGAATGGGTTCGTATAACTGAGCCATATTCAGCCTCATGTGTTGGAGGGGAAAGCGAATATATTAAAGAAGGTAATAAATCCTGCACAAGAAAAAATGGAATCGTTAATGGCAAGTTTTCAGAATGGGTTAAACTTAGTGATCTTAGCAGTGAAAGGCCATCAGATCCTGCTGAAAATGCGAGCGGAGATGATACTTTAATCAAAGGATCTGATGACTACCGTATATACAAAAAAGAGTTTTCTTCGGCAGCTAGGAAGTTAATAAATGAAGGGGTCTGCACGGAAAGCGATTTTAAGGAAATCGGAGGGTGGATGGCATCAAGCAATAAGGGTGAAAACATCTATTTCACATATTGCGGAGGAATGACGTTGTCGAACAGAATATACCTAGATGTTAAAAGTGGAAAGACTTTTAGATAATATGATATTACCAATGACAGTATTGATTTAATGCCTCCATAGAATTATCTCTAGGAAATAGGTATAAGAAAAGCCCGCACAATGAGCTGCTGCGGGCTTTGTGTTATTCGCCATATTTTATGAAGCAAATACGACACTATAGATAATTAAGCGTTGCTGGTTGTCGATTCCTCAATCACTCCTGTGGATGGCTCTCTTCTTGTATGTGCCATTGAAGGGGAATATCGCGTAAAAAGATACCGGAAGTATCCGCGCCGCCATGATTGTCTTTCTCCTGATGCAGGAAAAGCAGAATGGCTAAATCAGCAACAGAGCACAAAGCCGATCAGAGAGCCAAGCAAGCATCATCCGGTATGCGTAAGCTGGAGCTTGTACTTGATGCTCAGGAAATTGAAATGCTGGAGCGTAACTGTGCCACGCGTCGCTTCAGGCGTGCGCCTTGCGAGTTTGGTGAGTACATAGCGTTACTGAGCCGCCAGGATGATGCACGTGTGCGCTGGCGTATAAAATCGATTAGCAGAAAACGTTGCCGTAAGTGCGGCGAGAGAGTTCCTGTTAATTCATGCCCGTGTAATGGTGACTCACAATACTGGGTGACCAAAGGCTGGCACGAAACAAAATTAATGATATAAATCTCTGTGACATGTCACGGAGGCGGCAATGAAATTAGACCAGCAATATCTAAAAGATCTACTTATCGCATTCGAAAAAACTTATGGCCCTGACACGATGCTTAGTGAACTAGAGGATAATGGCTTTAATAGATATGACCAAAATTTTATTTTCCATATGCGATTATTATGTGACTACGAATTAATAGTTAGGGTTGATGGAAAACCTGGGTTCGGTCATATAATGTCCAACGAGTTAGGGGAAGGTGTTGAATATAGTTGGCTCGAAGTACCACTGAGGTTGACAGCAAGAGGGCATGATTTTATTGCTGACTTACGTCAAAAGGAGGTCTGGCAAGCTATAAAAACAAACTTTAAGGATGAGGGAATTGGTACTCTTATGAGTGTTTCAAAATCACTAGCAAAAGGCTTTGCAAGAAAAAAAATAAAAGATATTACAGGAATAGATATTGAATAATTCTTAGCATAAAGCAACTACTGCCTTTGGTGAAAATTATATCTGAACTCGCTACGGCGAGTTTTTTTTATGGAGATGATAAATGCACTTCCGAGTCACAGGTGAATGGAATGGAGAACCATTCAACAGAGTTATCGAAGCCGAGAACATCAGCGACTGCTATGACCACTGGATGCTGTGGGCGCAGATAGCACATGCAGACGTAACCAATATTCGAATTGAAGAACTGAAAGAACACCAAGCCGCCTGATGGCGGTTTTTTCTTGCGTGTAATTGCGGAGACTTTGCGATGTACTTGACACTTCAGGAGTGGAACGCACGCCAGCGACGCCCAAGAAGCCTTGAAACAGTTCGTCGATGGGTACGCGAGTGCAGGATATTCCCTCCTCCGGTTAAGGATGGAAGAGAGTATCTGTTCCACGAATCAGCGGTAAAGGTTGACTTAAATCGACCAGTAACAGGTAGCCTTTTGAAGAGGATCAGAAATGGGAAGAAGGCGAAGTCATGAGCGCCGGGATTTACCCCCTAACCTTTATATAAGAAACAATGGATATTACTGCTACAGGGACCCAAGGACGGGTAAAGAGTTTGGATTAGGCCGAGACAGGCGAATCGCAATCACTGAAGCTATACAGGCCAACATTGAGTTATTTTCAGGACACAAACACAAGCCTCTGACAGCGAGAATCAACAGTGATAATTCCGTTACGTTACATTCATGGCTTGATCGCTACGAAAAAATCCTGGCCAGCAGAGGAATCAAGCAGAAGACACTCATAAATTACATGAGCAAAATTAAAGCAATAAGGAGGGGTCTGCCTGATGCTCCACTTGAAGACATCACCACAAAAGAAATTGCGGCAATGCTCAATGGATACATAGACGAGGGCAAGGCGGCATCAGCCAAGTTAATCAGATCAACACTGAGCGATGCATTCCGAGAGGCTATAGCTGAAGGCCATATAACAACAAACCCGGTCGCAGCCACTCGCGCTGCAAAATCAGAGGTAAGGAGATCAAGACTTACGGCTGACGAATACCTGAAAATTTATCAAGCAGCAGAATCATCACCATGTTGGCTTAGACTTGCAATGGAACTGGCTGTTGTTACCGGGCAGCGAGTTGGTGATTTATGCGAAATGAAGTGGTCTGATATCGTAGATGGATATCTTTATGTCGAGCAAAGCAAAACAGGCGTAAAAATTGCCATCCCAACAGCATTGCATGTTGATGCTCTCGGAATATCAATGAAGGAAACACTTGATAAATGCAAAGAGATTCTTGGCGGAGAAACCATAATTGCATCTACTCGTCGCGAACCGCTTTCATCCGGCACAGTATCAAGGTATTTTATGCGCGCACGAAAAGCATCAGGTCTTTCCTTCGAAGGGGATCCGCCTACCTTTCACGAGTTGCGCAGTTTGTCTGCAAGACTCTATGAGAAGCAGATAAGCGATAAGTTTGCTCAACATCTTCTCGGGCATAAGTCGGACACCATGGCATCACAGTATCGTGATGACAGAGGCAGGGAGTGGGACAAAATTGAAATCAAATAATGATTTTATTTTGACTGATAGTGACCTGTTCGTTGCAACAAATTGATAAGCAATGCTTTTTTATAATGCCAACTTAGTATAAAAAAGCAGGCTTCAACGGATTCATTTTTCTATTTCATAGCCCGGAGCAACCTGTGAACACATTTTCAGTTTCCCGTCTGGCGCTGGCATTGGCTTTTGGCGTGACGCTGACCGCCTGTAGCTCAACACCACCCGATCAACGTCCTTCTGATCAAACCGCGCCTGGTACCTCTTCTCGCCCGATTCTGTCGGCAAAAGAAGCGCAGAATTTCGATGCTCAACACTATTTTGCATCCCTGACACCAGGTGCTGCAGCGTGGAATCCTTCCCCGATTACCCTGCCTGCGCAACCTGACTTTGTTGTCGGCCCGGCGGGTACTCAAGGTGTAACGCATACCACGATTCAGGCGGCGGTAGATGCGGCAATTATCAAGCGCACTAACAAGCGCCAGTATATTGCCGTGATGCCTGGTGAGTATCAGGGAACGGTGTATGTCCCTGCTGCTCCGGGTGGAATTACTCTGTACGGTACAGGTGAAAAACCGATTGATGTGAAGATTGGGCTTTCCCTTGATGGGGGCATGAGCCCTGCCGACTGGCGTCACGACGTCAACCCGCGCGGCAAATATATGCCAGGTAAACCAGCGTGGTATATGTACGATAGCTGCCAGAGCAAACGCAGCGACAGTATCGGTGTTCTCTGCTCTGCGGTCTTCTGGTCACAAAACAATGGCCTGCAACTGCAAAATCTGACCATCGAAAACACGCTGGGCGATAGCGTAGATGCAGGTAACCATCCGGCGGTGGCACTGCGTACTGATGGTGACCAGGTACAGATTAACAACGTTAACATTCTCGGTCGTCAGAACACCTTCTTTGTCACCAACAGCGGTGTGCAGAACCGTCTGGAAACCAACCGTCAGCCGCGTACGCTGGTGACCAACAGCTACATTGAAGGGGATGTGGATATCGTTTCTGGTCGCGGCGCAGTGGTGTTCGATAACACCGAATTCCGCGTGGTGAACTCACGTACTCAGCAAGAAGCGTATGTGTTTGCACCGGCTACGCTGTCCAACATTTACTACGGTTTCCTCGCCGTAAACAGCCGTTTCAATGCTTTCGGTGATGGTGTGGCGCAACTGGGCCGCTCGCTGGATGTTGATGCCAATACCAACGGTCAGGTGGTGATCCGTGATAGCGCCATCAACGAAGGTTTTAACACGGCTAAACCGTGGGCCGATGCGGTGATCTCTAATCGTCCGTTTGCGGGTAATACCGGCAGCGTAGATGATAACGACGAAATACAGCGCAATCTGAATGACACTAACTACAACCGCATGTGGGAATACAATAACCGCGGCGTGGGTAGTAAAGTGGTTGCAGAGGCGAAGAAGTAA